TCAGCGCGCCGGCGGCGCGCCCTTGGCGTCGCAGGCGGTGTCGAGGCTGGCCCCGAGCTGCTCCAAGTGGGCGACCAGGCGTTCGAGCTGGTCAACGTCCAGGCCGGTGATGTCGACGTGGTCGGTGGCGTACACAAAGGCGTGGAGGTGTTCGTGGAGCGCGTAGCGAGCGGCGAGCAGCCGGGCGTCCTGGATAAGGAACCGGCGGCGCGTGAGGCCCAGCGGGCCTCGTTTCCGGCGGACGTCAGCGATATCGGGCACGGAGGCGCCCTCCAGTAGGCGCCTCACGCGTGTGACGCGTGCTTCATTCATGGGTGACCCCTGTTTTGTGTGGCTCAGGCCTTGGCGGCGCGGCGCGCAAAGCGCAGCACCGTGGCCTCAGGCAGCCCCTCGATCAGGAGTTCGTAGAGCAGTGTGACCAGCTCGGCATGGTCGCCAGGCGGCAGCACCTTGTTGCCCAACGCCTCGCTGGCAAGCTGCACCGCCATCATCAAATCTTCACGTCTCAGGGGCTGCGAAGCCTGATCTGGCGCGGTCTCAGTGCCCTTGCGCATCTCGCCCTCGCCCGTCGCAAGCCACTCCATGCTGGCGCCCGCGGCCAAGCAAAGGTTTGCCAGCGCCATAAACGGCGGCTCCGCCGCCGCGCGCTCGTACTTGTTGAGCATGTCGGTGGACCGGCCGGCGATCTCTGCCGCCTTTGAGCGCGCTCCGACTGCATCGAGCACCGCCGATAGGCGGCGTCCGAGTTCCGGAAGGTAACTCGGACGGTCCATCCGCGTTGGGTTTTGGTCATCCGACATGCGCGCAAGCCTTTGAAACGAGTTGATAAATGAGTGCGCGCCGCTTAAGAGCGTTACAGCACGAACCCGGATGCCGCTTATCTGCTTGACGAGGCCGCTTATAGGCGTATATTTGGCCCCTAGACATCACCTAGAAATCACAAGGGGATTTCACGGAGCCATGACGCGCAAAACAGCCCTCACCGCCGACCAGGTCCGCCAGCGCCTCCGCCAGCGCGGCACGACGATCACCCGATGGGCCGAAGAAAACGGCTTCGACATCCGGGCGGTCTACCGCGTGCTGTCTGGCAGCGACAAAGCTCACTACGGCCGAGCGCATAACATCGCCGTCGCGCTCGGTATGAAACTGGTCGACGAGGAGCCTAGCACCGCGGCCAATGACCGCAATATGCGGCGCCGGGCGGTCGGCTAGATATGGCCGGTACCCGACGCCGTGGGGGTCTCTATTCGGGCGACCTCTTCGAGATCCCGCAGCGGCCGGCGCCGCTGCCCGGCACGATGGACTACCGCCCGGTGGTCAGTGAGCTGGTCTCCAACATGCTGGCCGAGGCCAGCCGCGCGGGCATCGACCGCCACGAGGTGGCCGCTCGCGCCTCCCGCCTGACCGGCAAGGACGTGACCAAGAACATGCTCGACGGCTACACAGCCCCGGGCCGCGAGGAGTTCAACGTCCCGCTCTGGCTCTCGCCGGTGCTGGAAACCGTCTGCACCAGCACGATCCTCAGCGCTTGGCTGGCCAGCGTGCACGGCGGGCGTCTGCTGCTGGGCGCCGAGACGCTCGACGCCGAGATCGGGCGAATCATGCGCGAGCAAGAGCAGAACGCCGCCATGTTGCGGGACCTGAAGGAAATGCGCCGGAGGGTCAAGTAATGGCCGATGGCGCGCGCATGCAGGAACGCTGGTACACGGGCGCCGAGCTGGTCGGTCTTCCCGGCCTCCCGGGCACCGACCGCAACATCCGCGCCAAGGCGGAACGCGACGGCTGGACGGCGCGGCCCCGCGCTGGCCGCGGCGGTGGTCGCGAGTACGCGTTCAGCGCGCTGCCGCCCGCCACCCAGGCCGCACTGCTGCTGCGCGAGCGCCCGCTCCAGCCGGCCGCGCCGCGCAATGCCCTGACCCCGAGCGGCGACCAGCTGCGCTCAGCCTGGCAGCGCTACGAAAAAGCCAAGCAGCCCATGAAAGACGTGGCCGCCATGCGCCTGAAGGCGCTGCACGCGGTCAGGGCCCTGCAACGCGGTGGCATGTCGCTGATGCAGGCGCGCGATACCGTCGCGGCGCAGCTGCAGCGCGATGGCGTGCGCGGTGGCAGCGCGGCCAGCATTGCCCGCTGGCAGCAGGACGTGGCCAACGCGGGCCAGCAGGACTGGCTGGCGCTGCTGCTGCCGCACTACACCGGCCGCACCGCCACCGCCGACATCGAGCCGGAAGCGTGGGAGCTGTTCAAGGCCGACTTTCTGCGCTTGGAACAGCCCACCGCGAGCAGCTGCTACGACCGCCTGCAGCGCATCGCCGCAACCCGCGGCTGGACGCTTCCCAGCCTCAAGACCTTCACCCGCCGCGTGGAGCGCGAGCTGCCGCGCGCGGTGCGTGTGCTGGCCCGCCAGGGCGAGGACGCGCTGCTCAAGACCTACCCGGCACAGGAACGCGATCGCAGCATGCTCGCCGCCCTGGAAGGCGTGAACGCGGACGGCCACCGCTGGGATCTGCGCGTGCGCTTCCCGGACGGCAGCGAAGGCCGGCCCGCGATTCTCGGCTGGCAGGACCTCTACAGCGGCAAGATGCTGGCGTGGCGCCTCTGCGACCACGAATCGAGCGACGTGGTGCGGCTGAGCTTCGGCGACATGGTGCGCGCCTATGGCGTGCCGGGCAGCGTGTACCTGGACAACGGCCGCGCCTTCGCCAGCAAGTGGATGACCGGCGGCACGCCCAACCGCTACCGCTTCAAGATCCGCGAGGAAGACCCCACTGGCGTGATCACCACGCTGGTGGGCGCCGACAACGTGCATTGGGTCACGCCGTACCACGGCCAAGCCAAGCCCATCGAGCGCGCCTGGCGCGACTTCTGCGACCGCATCGCCAAGCACCCGGCCTTTGAAGGCGCCTACGTGGGCAACAGCCCGGTCGCCAAGCCGGAAAACTACGGCAGCCGCGTGGTCGAGTGGGAGACGTTCGAGCGCGTGGTCAATGAGGAGATCCACGCCCACAACGCGCGAATGGGCCGGCGCACCCGCGTGTGCGCCGGGCGCAGCTTCGACCAGGTGTTCGCCGAGGGCTACGCCCGGGCGACGGTGCGCAAGGTCAGCGACGAGCAGCTGCGCATGCTGCTGCTGGCCGCTGAGGCGGTCACCGCGAGCGCCGTCGATGGCAGCGTGAAGCTAGCCGGCAACCGCTACTGGCATGAGGCGCTGTCCGAGCACGCCGGCCGCAAGGTGGTGCTGCGCGTGGACCCTTGGCACCTACAGGGCGTGGCGCACGTATACGCCCTGGACGGCACCTACATCTGCGCGGCGGACTGCAACGCGCCGGTCGGCTTCGCGGACGTCAATGCGGCGCGGGAGCATGCGCGCGGTCGCAAGCAGTACAAGCGCGCCGCCAGGGACATGCTGGCCGCCGAGCGGCTCATGGACGCGGCCCAGGTGGCCGCGCAGCTGCCGGGCGTAACGCCGCCATCGATGCCGTCCGCCGCCATCGTCGCGCCGGTGTTCGGCCTGCACGGCAAGAAGCCCGAACCGCAGCCGGAGCGCCTCGCCGCCACCGGCACCGATGGCCCCAGCTCGCTTGATCTGCAGATGTTCGAGCGCGCCCGGCGGATGAAACAAGAACAGCTTTGAAAGCGCCGCGGCGGTGTTGACGCACCGCCGCGACTAGGCAGCAGCAACCACAGCAAGGGGAATCAACCAATGAGTGACACCGCTACCGTTCCGGCAATCTATCAGGGCGACGAAGCCCTGCGCGAAAACGTCCGCGCCGCGATGGCGCGCGACAAGCGCCTCAGCCAGGCCATCGTCAGCAAAGAGGCCGGCATCAGCGCCACCACCTTCAGCCAGTGGCTGGGCGGCAAGTACCTCGGCGACAACGAAGCGATCGACGCCAAGATCCGCCTTTGGCTGGAAGCCGCCGACGCGCGCCGCGCGGCGGGCAACGCCATGCCGGTGGCGCCTGGTTTCGTCGCAACGCCGACCTCCCTGCGCGTGCTCGGCCTGCTCGGCTACGCACAGATGGCCGGCGACATTGCCGCCTGCTACGGCGGCGCGGGCGTAAGCAAGACCAGCGCCTGCAAGCATTACCGCGATTCCAGCCCCAACGTCTGGATCGCCACGATGGACCCGTCCACCGCGGGCGTCGTCACCTGCCTGCAGGAGGTTTCGGACGCGCTCGGCCTGGACATCAACGGCGGCGCCCGCGCGATGGTCAAGCGCATCACCAAGCGCGTGCGCGACACGCATGGCCTGCTGATCATCGACGAGGCGCAGCACCTGACCGTGCCCGCCCTCGATCAGCTGCGCGCCATCCATGACGAGACCGGCATCGGCATCGCCCTGGTCGGCAATGAGGGCGTGTTCTCGCGCATGGCCGGCGGGCGCAACGCCGCGCAGCTGGACCGCCTGTTCAGCCGCGTGGGCAAGCGCCTGCACCTCAAGCAGAGCACCGAGGGCGACGTCACCGCGCTGATCCAGGCATGGGGCATTACCGACGAGAAGTGCCGCGCCACCCTGATACAGATCGCGCGTGGCCCCGGTGCCTTGCGCACCCTCACCAAGACGCTGCGCCTGGCCAGCATGAACGCCGCCAGCGAGGCCCGAGCCGTCTGCTGCGAGGACGTGCGCGCCGCCGCCACCGAGCTGATGGAGGGCGGCAGGTAATGGCCGGCAACCGCGTCCTGAGCGGCCTTGCCGCGCACACCGCCTTGGTCGGCGGGATCACGGTGGGCCGCCATGAGGGTCGAAACATCGTGTGCCTGCGCGATCCGGGCGTGGGCATCTACGACCCGGCGCAGAAGACGCTGGTGGTCTTCGATCCGGCCGCGCTCGTGGCGCTGGCCAGCATCGACCTGGCCGCCGACCAGGCCGCCAACCAGGCGCCCGCCACCAACCCGGACGCGTACGTCGCCCGGCACGTGGTGAACCCGCCTAGCCGCCTCTGAGGTAGCCGCCATGCAACCCGACCTGTTCTGTAGCAAAGACCTCACGCCCGACACGGTGCTGGCGGTGCTGCAGCACTGCGTCGGGGAGGGAAATGGGCGCACCGCCGAGCAGCTGGCGCACACGATCACCGGGCGTAAGGCGGAAGCCGACCTGCGCCGCCTGCGCCAGGTGATCGAGGCGCTTCGCATCGCCGGCCACCCGATCTGCGCTCACCCCTCGCACGGCTACTACCTCGCCGCGACCGACGACGAACTGGACCGGAGCTGCGGCTTCCTGACCGACCGGGCCATGACATCCCTCCGCCAGGTGTGCGCGATGAAGCGCGTCGCCCTGCCGGACCTACGCGGGCAGCTCGGGCTGCCGCTGGAGTCAGTGAAATGACCGATACCGCCGAAATGAAGGCCGTTGCAACGGCCATCCACCAGCGCCTGGAGCGCAAGAGCGCCCAGGTGCTTGAGCAGGTGCAGGTGGCCGCCAAGTGCATCGTGTTCCTTCACCTGCAGGGCAGCACGGTTCAAACGGTGACCGTCCGCCCGGACTACACCGTGATCGACATCGACCAGCCGGGCGAATGGCTCAAGGGCTCGATTCGGCTGTCGCGGGTGAACGGCTACCACCGCGAGGTGCAGATGGTGGCCAAGGTCATGGGCTGCCAGGTGCAGTGGATCGTGATCGAGAAGCCCCGGCTGCTGCAGAGGGAGGGCTGAGCGTGGCGATCCAGCAAAGTGACGTGCTCAGGGCGCTGGCCACGGTCGACAAGCCGATCGACGTGCGGGCGCTGGCGAAGCTCGTCGACGCCGAGGGCGAGATCGACGCGCTCAACAAGCTCCTCAACGGCCTGGTGCGGCACCTGCGTGTGAAGCGCCACCACAACGGCGACGGCATCCTGCGCTATTCGCTGCTCATGCTGGCCCCGGCGCCCGCGCCCGCGCCGCCGCCGGCTCCCGCGCCGGCAACGGTCACGCCCCTGCGACCGGAGCAAAGCAAGCCGGACACGCGGCCCAACATCGAGCGCATCCGGGAGCTGCTGCGCGGCGCCCAGGCGCCGATGGAGCCGCGCGAGCTGCATGCGCAGCTGCCCGATCTGACGCTCAGCCAGATCATGTCGAGCCTGTCCGCGTACAAGACCAAGGGCGAGTTTGTCTCGGTGCCCGGCAAGGGACGCGCCCAGGCATGGGCGCTGGCGAGCGACACCGCCATCGCCGTGGCGGTCGCCCATGCACCGCATGCGCCCGAGCCGGCTGACACCGCACACGAGGAACCGCTGGCGCCACCGGCACCACCGCCGCCCGCGCCCCCACCGGCGCCCGAGCCCGAGCCCGGCCCTGCCGCAGCCGTCCGCGAGCTCGAGAAGGCCGTGCAGGCCGCCGAGGAAGCGCAGGCCGCCTACCTCAAGACCGTGGTCGATCCGATGACCTGGTGGTGGCTGGGCGAAGCCGTGCGCTCGGCGAGGGCCGCCCTGGTGGGTTTTACCCAAGGGGCGAGCCCGTGACGGCCGACGCCCCCGACGACGAGCTGCCGCCCTGGCTGGGCGAGCGCATGCGCCGAACCACCTTTGACATTTTCCGCGCCGATTTCGAGCGCGGCCAAGACGAGGAAAGCAACCCATGTTCGAACTGATCGAAATCCCCGCCGGCCACCGCCGCGACGCCCAAGGGCGCCTGGTGCCGGAGTCCAAGATCAAGCCCATCGACAAGACGCGCGACGAGCTGGTGCGCGAGCTGTACGCCGAGGCCGAGGATCTGAACCGGCGCATGATCGCCTTCAAGCGCCGCGTGCATCAGGACATCGCCGCGTTCGTGCAGCTGTCGGCTGAGCAGTACGGCGTGAAGCTGGGCGGCGACAAGGGAAACGTGCACCTGGTCAGCTTCGATGGCGAGCTGAAGGTGCTGCGCGCGATGGCCGAGCTGATCACCTTCGACGAGCGCCTGCAGTCGGCCAAGGAGCTGATCGACGAATGTCTGCGCGAATGGACCGAGGGCGCCCGACCGGAGGTGACGCTGCTGGTGCAGGACGCCTTCCGAGTGGATGCCACCGGGAAGATCCGCACGGGCGCCGTGCTGGCGCTGCACCGCCTGGACATCCAAGACGAGCGCTGGCAGCGAGCCATGACGGCGATCGCTGAGGCGGTCCAGGTCGTGGGCACCAAGAGCTACGTGCGCTTCTACAAGCGCGAAGCCAACGGCCAGTACAAGGGCCTGTCGCTCAACATCGCGGAGGTCTGACCGATGATGACCCTCCAGATCAATACCAGCGGCAGCTGGAAGACCCTGCTGCAGTTCGCTCCCGAGCGCCGGCCCGAGATCCTGCGAGCCCTTGGCGTGTTCGCCGGCGTGCTCGGCGACGCGGCGAGATGGTGTCTGCTGCACGAGGACGGCAAGCGCGAATGGCTGCCGAACAACCTCGGCCCGTGGGAGCCGATCACCGCCGAGCAGCCCGCGCCGCTGGAAGACGTGATGGTCAGCGTCTACTTGCCCGGCGACGAGGAGCCGGTCACCTACATGGCCTACCGCAAGCAGGCCGGCTCGGACCAGTTCTACATCAGCGGCACGGCGGACGAGAAGCTCGGCGGCGCCTTCGCCTGGGCACCCGTCATGGACCCGGCGCCGCTGGCGCAGCAGGCCGCAGCGTGAGCGCCGGCCTCTTGCTCCGCTGGGGCGGCCTGTGGATCGGCATGCACTGGTCACCCGCTAATCGCCGCCTGTGCATCAACCTGGTCCCGTGCGTCACGTTCTGGATCACCGCGCCGGGCGGGGTGACGCCATGAATCGCGAGCAACGCATCGCGCACATCAAGGCGCGGCAGGCCGACATCGAGCGAGCCCTTGGCCAGTTACATCAGGAGGTCGCTGGCCTGAACCAGGAGTGCGCGGATCTGGCCCGCGAACTGGCGCAGATCGAGGGCTCCCGCGAGCCGGGCGAGGTGTCGCCATGACCGCCGCCCGAAAGCGCAAGCCCGTGGAGGCCAATGACGGCAGCTACGGCGGCATGGTGCTGGGCGCATGGGATCAGCAGCGGGCGTGCCGCGTGTGCGGCTGCACCGAACTGAAAGCCTGCCCGGGCGGCTGCTGTTGGGCCGCGGAGGATTTGTGCAGCGCCTGCTTGCAAGGTAAGGCGCCGCGAGATCCGCGCACTGACCCGACCTACCGTGACAGCGTGACCGTCGCCGGCGAGACCCGCGAGGTCGAGGGCGTCTTTGGTGAGAAAGTGATCTACAGCTGGCCGGGCAAGATCGCCGTGCGCACGATCTACCTGCCCGCCTGGCGCGCGTGGGCGGCGCAGGCCAGCGCATGGAAGACTGCCGAAGCCGAGGCCAGCCATGAAGCGTGAGGAATGGCTGGCGCTGGAAAAGCAGCTCACCTGGCCTGGCGCCCGGGCGACGCTCCAATGCGACGCGTACCGCGTCACGCTGATGGTCCAACGCGACAAGATGCGCATGGTCATCGCCATCTACGTCAACGGCTGGTTCCGCGGCGAGTGGGTGCGCAACGACTGCGAGGAGCGGCGGCGCTTCATGCGCCCGAAGACCGAGTGCACGCTGCGATTCAGCAAGGCGGATCTGCGCCTCGGCAAGCGCTGGGTGGCGAAGATGAAGGCGAAGTACTCGTTCACCTGGTACAGCCCGATCTGGCCCTCTGTCCAGGTGCTGCGCCGTCACTTCGAGAAGCACAACGCCTCGATCGAGCTGGCAGCCGCCGAGGCGCCGGCCGAGCTTCGGGTGGCCGGGCAGGACGCCGCAGCATGACCATCGGTAATCGGTCCTTGAAGGAGCGGCGCAGCCATTTCGCGTTCGCGCTGTGGGCAATCAAGCAGCCGAAGCCGCCGACCGTGGCGGCAATCCAGGACAAGACCGGGCTGTCCTACAACTCGGCAAGACAGTGGCGCCGCGACTGGTGCGCCGCGCTGGCGCCGGCACAACCCACAGAGGCGATCGATGTCAACGACCGTTAAACGCGCCGGCGATCCGCGCGTGCGCCAGCTGGCGGCCATCCACGTGCTGGCCAGCAAGCGCCTGCGTCTGGATCGCGAGACTTACGTGGCCCTGCTGCAGCGCGTGGCCGGTGTCACCAGCTCGGCCGACCTGGACGCTCGCGGCCGGGGCAAGGTGCTCGACGAGCTACGGCGGCTGGCCGGCGAAGGTCAGGAGCAGATGCGCAACGCCGTGAACCTGCCCGACGCACCGCAGAACGTGCGCGAGGAGATCGCCGGCATGGTTGCCAAGGTGGGCGCCATCTTGGCCGAGCTGGGCAAGAGCTGGAATTACGCCCACGGCACGGCGAAGCGCATGTTCAAGGTGCAGCGCGTGGAGTGGCTCCGTGCCGACCAACTGCATCGGCTCGTGGCCGCTCTGCAGATCAGCGCCAACCGGGGGAAGTAAATGCACCCCGAGGAAGCCGCCGAGCGCTCAATCGCGTTTCAAGACCACTGGCGCCGCCGGGCATTGCCGGAGGTCGCGAAGATCCGGCCGATTTACCAGGGCGTCATTCACCAGCTGCTCAAGGCAGCGTTTTACGCGGGCTCCAATTGGGAGCGACGCAAGCATGAACCCACGCAGCTAGGGGGCTGCGACTGATGAATAACCGAGACGAATTGAGGGCCGCGGTAGCTAAAGCGATCGCCGATGTGATCGGCCACGGCATGCGGGAGAAGTGTTACGCCCACGCCGATGCGGCGCTTGCTACGTTTCAAGGCGGGACGGAAGGCCCGGTGCTGATGCCGCGCGAGCTATCTCCGGAAATGGCCGCCGGCGCAGCTGCCGCGGTCTGGCCGGTCGCTTCGCGGGAGGACTGCGAGAAGGCGACGAAAGCAGCGCTGATCCTGCTTAAGACCACGATGCAACCCATGCCCGGCGCGACACTGGAGGCTATTGCGGCGGGGATCGCGACGATGTTCCCGGCCTACCGCGCCATGATCGCCGAGCGCCCGTACCAGCGCGCGGAGCAGGGGCTGCACTGATGCACGCCACCTGTCCCACCTGCGGCGAAGCCTTCCCGATCGGAGCCGGCTTCCACGAAGCGGACGGCAAGCGCTTCGGCATGCTGCTGGCCGGCATGGAGCCGGCGCTCGGCCGCGCGGTGATCGAATATCTGCCGCTGTTCAACCCGGCCAAGCAGAAGCTGCGCCTGGCCAAGGCCGTGAAACTGGTCGAGGCGCTCGATGCGCTGGTGCGTGAGGGCACCGTCTGCCGCGACGAGCGCACCAGCGTGCGTTTGCCGGCCACCGTGGCCCAATGGGTCACCGGCATCGAGCAGACGCTCGCGCAGCGCGCGCGCCTGACCCTGCCGCTGCAGAACCACCACTACCTGCGCAGCATCGTCTACGGCATCGCCGATCAGGCGGCCGCCACACAGGAGCGTCAGACCGAGGCGAACAAGCGCGCCGGGCGCCACCTGGAGCCCGCCAGCGTCGACGCCACCACGCGGGCCAACCTCGTGGCGCTGAATGATGCCCTGCGCGGCATCGAGTCGGACGTGCGCCTTGGCCTGCTCTCGCCTGAGAAGGCCGCGGAGCGCACCGCCAAGGCCAAGGCCGACTTCGGGGTCGGGAATGGCCGCGGCTGAGCTGGCGGCCATCGGCCAGGTCGACGCCGGCGATCTGCCGCCGCGGCTGGCCGCGCTCGCCCAAGTCATCGGGTTGCCGGCGACCCTGCGCCTGGTCGAGGCACGCGGCGGCACGCGCGTCTACGTGCCCGAGCAGGCCCCGCCGGACCACTGGCTGGCGCGGCTGATCGGACCGGGCGCGTTCGCGCTCCTGGTGCAGCACTACGGCCGCGAGTATCTGGAGCTGGACCGCGCCGCTGCGGCGCTGCGGGCAACCCGCGATCGACAGATCGTGATCGATGCGCGCGAGGGTGCATCCACGGCCACGATCGCGCTACAGTGCGGCCTCACGCAGCGGCAAGTGTTCAACATCCTTGCCCGAGCCAACGCCGGCGCTCCCGCGCTGGACCAGCCGGACCTCTTCAAGCAGTCCCGCTGAAGCGTTTCAGCCTGATCGCAAGACCCCTCTCTCCGTAGCCTGACCGCTAGCGCGCTTCCTTCCCCGAGCGCGTGACCCGCCGGCGGGCTGCGCATTCCCCCGCAGCCCGCCGGCGCCTTTTTACGCGGAGGGCGCGCATGGGCTTCAAGGAACGTTTGAGCGCTGGTTACACGCGCTTCGCAGCGGTGCTGGATGGCTCCGGCCGCATGGCGCTGTGGGCGATGCTCTCGCTGCTGCTGCTGGCCGTCATCGCCGTGCTGTTCAACCCGGCCAAGTTCGGTAGCTACCTGTGGATCGTCTCGAAGCTGAGCCTGGCCGCGGTGCTGGGCTATGGCTTCGACCGCGGCGCCAGCCCGGACGCGAGGCCCTCGCAGCTGGACGGCATCGAGCGGGCGATGGCGCAGACACGCCGCGCCACGCTGATGGCCGCCTCGATCATCGCCGCGGGGCTGATGCCGTGATCGCCATCCTCGTCGCCCTGGTCCTTATCGCCTGGTGGAAGATCCCCAGCACCGAGGCCGAGGCTCGACACGTCCTCGCCCCTTACCGCGCCCTGACCGGCACGCTTTGCCTCTTGGCGGCGCTGGTGTTCTGGCCCGTCATGCGGGGCTCGCTGTGATTGGCGCGCTGCTGGCATGCCTGGGCTTTGGCGGCATGGTCTGGCTGAGCTGGGGCTATGACGCGACCGCACCCTGGCGGATCTATGCGCGCCGTCGGCTGGCCAACGGCCTCTGCCTCTTGCTGCTGCTCACGGGATTGATCGTCCTGGCCATGAGCGCCCGCGCGGCCGTTCCACAGACGCACCAAGCCGCCCCAGCGGCCCGCGCGGTGGCGGTGCCGGAAGCCAGCGCCATGTATCGCCGCTGGATCGAGCAGGCGGTGGCCGAGGAGTGGGGCGTCGACGGCTCGCCCGCGCGCCTCGCCGCGCAGCTGCATCAGGAGTCGAGCTGGAACCCGAACGCACGCAGCCCGGTCGGCGCCGAGGGCTTGGCGCAGTTCATGCCGTCGACCGCGCGCTGGATGGCCGAGGCGTTCCCCGATCGCCTAGGCAGCTTCGACCCGTGGGACCCGCAGCAGGCCGCTTTGGCCGCAGCGGTCTATGACGCCTGGCTCGCCCAGCGCAATCCGGGCGCCGGCCAGTGCAGTACCTGGTCCTTTGCGCTGTCGGCCTACAACGGCGGCGAGGGCAACCTACGCCGGGAACAGGCGCTCGCCGTCAAGGCCGGGCGCGATCGCCGACGCTGGGCCGGCAACGTGGCCGACATGCGCTCGCGGTCGACCGCCGCCTGGCGCGAGAACCGCGCCTACGTGCGCCGCATTCTGACGGTGCTGGAGCCCGCCTACATCGACGCCGGCTGGGCCGGCCAGGCGGTGTGCGCATGAAATGGCTGACCAAGTGGGGCGAAGAGATCCTCGTGATCCTGCTTTTCGCTGCCGCGCTTCTGCTCGTCGGCTATAGCCGGGGCTCGCAGCACCAGGCTGACACCGACCGCGATCGCATCACGCAGGCCGAGAGCAAGGTCAACACCTCAGCCGATGACGCCAGGGCCGCGCGCCAGGCGCTCGCCGAGGTACAGGCGAAGCTCGACGCACAGAAGCGCGACCTGCAGGTCGCCCGCTTCATCGCCCAGGCCGCGCTGGACGCTCGCGACGCGACGCAGGCGCAGCTCGACAAGCTCACCACCCAGCGGGAAACCGCGCTGAGGAAAGCCGCCCGTGAAATCCCTGACTGTGCCGATCTGGCTCGGTTGCCTGTGTGTCCTGCCGTGGCTGACAAGCTGTTCGGCATTGCACCGGCCTACCCGGCCGGCGGCGGTGGTTGAGGTGCCGGTCCCGGCCTACCGGCCGTTGGATCGCACCCTGACCACCCCGATCGCCGAACCCGCACCGCCACCGCAGAACTGCGCCTTCAAGGGCAAGCCCGCCTGGTGCGCGCTCGATGCACTGGTGTGGATCGAGCAATGGCGCGGCAAGTTGCGTGCCGCGAACGTCGACCGAGCTACCGCCGCCAAGGTGAGCGCCGGACCTCAACCCCAACCGCCGGCCGTGCCGGCTCTCCAGGAGTAGCCATGTACCGACGTTCTCTTGCCTTGGCGGTTGGCCTCCTCGCCGGCCTTGGCTTCATGGCTCAGCCGACCGTGAACATCGTCAACAAGCCGGCGTGGGACCAGGGCGTCACTCGCCGAGCTAAGACGCCACGCCGCGCGCTCGCCCGCATGGGCGCCGCGCTGCCCGGCAAGAAGGGTCAGGCGCAGAAGCACCACGGCAAGGCTTGCCGCCATGCCAAGCCGGCGCGCCAGCGTCGCCGAGCCACGCGCATGAAGCGCGGCTGATCCAGGAGCGCTGACCTGATGGATGAGATGGATCGCCTGCAGGAGCTCGAACAGTTCGAGCGAGACCAGGCGCTGGAGCGAACGCGGGAGCGGATCGCGGAGAGCTTTCGGCCGCGAGCCGATGGCGTGGAGGGCTTCTGCATCGACTGCAACAAGGCGATCGAGGCCAAGCGCCTGCAGGTGCTCGCCGGCAAGACCAGCCGTTGCGCGGTCTGCGCGCAGAAGCATGAGCACCAGGTACACGGAGGCCAGCGATGATCGAAGCGATCGGCGCCGTGATCATCGCCCTGCTGGTGGTCAACCTGATCGGCCTCCTGGTGGTCGGGCTGCGCGTCAGCGGCCAATCCACCGATGCCCGGTCGCTCGATCAACGCCTCACGAAGCTGGAGGCGCGCGTCGACGTCCTGCCCACCCACCGCGACCTCACCGAGCTGCGCACCGGCGTGACCGATGTGCAGGAGAAGGTCGCAGAGATCGGCGGCCAAACCACGGCGATCGCCGGAATGCTGCGAACCATCCAGGAGCATCTGCTGGAGAACGACCGATGAAGAGCTTTGCCGAACGCCTGCGCGAGGATCGCCGCCTGGTGATCCTGCGCATCCTGTCCGAACAGCCGGGCTTCCGGCTCAACACCTCGAACCTGCACGCCGGCCTGCACCACCTGGGCGTGGTCGCCACGCGCGATGACGTGCTGACCGATGCGCACTGGCTCAAGGACCAGGGCATGGTGGTGCTGGAGACGGTGCCCGAGGTCTCCGGCCTGTACCTGTGCACGCTAACCAGCCGCGGCGGCGACGTGGCCGAGGGGCACGCCCGCGTGCCCGGCATCAGCCACCCGAGCCCGAAGTAAGCCATGCCGCGCCAGTCGAGCATCAAGCGTCTACCGGCCGAGCAGCGCCGCTTCCTGGAGAAGCTGCTGCGCGAGGACCGCTACACCCTGGACGAGATCCTCACCAAGGTGCGCGATCGCTTCCCCGAGGGGCAGGCGCCCAGCCGCAGCGCGCTGGGCCGCTACAGCCAGCAGGTGACCGAGCTGGCCGGCCGGATGCGCGACATCCAGGCGGCGGGCACCGCACTGGTGACCGAGCTGGGCGAGGACCCCAACGATCGCGGCGGGCAGCTCCTGGTGCAGGCGGTGACCACGCTTGCCACGCATGCAGCGCTGACCGCGACCGATGCCGATAAAAAGGTCTCCATCAAGGAGGTGGGCGAGTTGGCCCGCGGCGCCCGCGCGGTGCTGCAGGCCCGCAAGATGAGCATGTCGGAGCGGCAGGAGATCGCGAAGATCGCCCGCGAGCAGCTGCAGGCCGAGCAGGCCGAGGCGCTCAAGAGCGTGGTGAAGGCCGGCGGCATGACCGCCGCGACCGCCGAGACCATCCGCAAGCAGATCCTCGGCATCCCCGCATGAGTGAAGTACTCGCCCAGCGCCCAATCACAAGCGCCCTGCACGAGCAGCTGCGCGCCGACCTTCCCAGCACCACGGGCAGCGATGTGCCGGCGGCTTTCCTGCCCTACCAGGCGCGCTGGGTGGCCGATCAAAGCGACCTCAAGGTCGCCGAGAAGAGCCGCCGCACGGGCCTGACCTGGGCGGAGGCCGGAGACGACGTGTTGATCGCTGGTCGCGCCCGCGACGCCGGCGGCATGAACGTCTATTACATCGGCTACAACATGGACATGGCCATCGAGTACATCGAGGCCTGCGCCATGTGGGCGCGGATCTTCGGGCAGGCCGCCGAGGCGATCGAGGAGGGCGAGGACCTGTTCGACGAGGGCAACGCCGACCGGGCGATCAAGACTTACACCATCCGCTTCGCCTCGGGCTTCCGCATCGTGGCACTGTCCAGCCGCCCGGCGAACCTGCGAGGCAAGCAGGGCGTCGTGGTGATCGACGAGGCCGCGTTCCACGGCCAGCTGGACGAGCTGCTCAAGGCCGCCATCGCGCTGCTGATGTGGGGCGGCAAGGTGCGGATCATCAGCACCCACGACGGCGTCGACAACCCGTTCAACCAGCTGGTCGAAGACATCCGCGCCGGCAAGCGCAACGGCCGCGTGCACCGTATCTCGTTCGAGGAAGCCTGCGCCGAGGGCCTCTACCAGCGCGTCTGCCTTCGCCAGGGCAAGGAATGGTCGCAGGCGGCGGAGAAAACGTGGAAGGAGACCATCCGCAAGACGTATGGCGATGCGGCAAGCGAAGAGCTGGACGTGGTCCCCGCTCAGGGCTCGGGCGCCTGGCTTTCGGGCGTACTGGTCGAGGCGCGCATGCACGTGGCGCCGGTGCTGCGCTACACCTGCCCGGCGGGCTTCGAGAAGGAGCCTGACGTCGCCCGGTACCAGGTCATCCAGCAATGGCTGGACTTCGAGGTGGCGCCCCTGCTGGCCGGGCTCGACCCGCGCCTGCAGAGCGTGCTTGGCGAGGACTTCGCGCGCAGCGGTGACCTCACGGTAATCACGCCGGCGCAGATCGAGCAGGACCTCACCCGCCGCATTCCCTTCATGCTGGAGCTGCGGAACATGCCGCACCGCCAGCAGGAGCAGATCCTCAACTTCATCTGCGATCGCCTGCCCAACTTCATCAAGGCCGCGGTCGACGCCGGCGGCAACGGCAGTGCCGTGGCTGAGTTCCTCGCCCAGCGCTACGGCTACCACCGCGTCGAGCTGATCAAGTTCTCCGAGACCTGGTATCGCGAGCAGATGCCGCCGCTCAAGGCCGCGTTCGAGGACGGCACCATCCTGGTGCCGCGCGACAAGGACGTGGCCACCGACCTGCGCATGGTCAAGCTGATCCACGGCGTGGCGCGCGTGCCGGACCAGCGATCGACCGGCAAAGACGGTGGCCAGCGCCACGGCGACGCCGCGATCTCGATCGCGCTCATGCACTACGCCAGCCGCCAAGAGGTGGAGATCTTCGCCTACCAGGCGGTGCCCACCCGCGCCGGCCGCGATGCCGATCGGATCGACCGGCCGGTGTCGATCACCGCCGGCTTCAAGACGTCTAAGAGGGTTCTCTAATGGCGCTTTCGCGCATCCTTGGCCCTGATGGCCAACCGATCGAGTTGGGCACGCTCCAGGAGGAGATCGCCCGCCCGACCACCACCGGCATCCGCTCGACGTGGGGATTCGCCCCGGTCGCCGGTGGCCTGAGCCCAACGCGCCTCGCGCAGATCCTGATCGACGCGACCGAGAACGACGCGCGCGAGTACCTGACGCTGGCCGAGGAAATGGAAGAGCGCGACTGGCACTACACCAGCGTCCTCGGCACCCGCAAGCGCGCGGTGTCCGGCCTGCCGGTGACGGTGGAGTCGGCGTCGGACGACGCCCAGGACGTGAAGCTGGCCGATGCCGTGCGCGAGCTGGTGCGTGCGCCGGAGTTCGGCGACCTGGCCGACGACTGCCTGGATGCGCTGGGCAAGGGCTACAGCGCGGTGGAGATCGTGTGGGACCGCAGCGGCAAGACCTGGCAACCGGCCCGGTATGAGTGGCGCGACCCGCGATTCTTCCGCTTCGACTACGAAACGCAGACGCAGCTGATGCTGCTGGATGACCAGCACATCATGGGCACGCCGCTGCCGGCGTTTAAGTTCATCGTGCATCGCCCGCGGCTGAAGTCGGGCCTGTCGATCCGCGGCGGCCTGGCGCGCATCGCGGCGGCAGCCTACATGTGCAAGAGCTTCACGCTCACCGACTGGATGGCGTTTGCCGAGGTGTTCGGCATGCCGCTGCGCATCGGCCGCTATTCGCCCGGCGCGACGCAGTCGGACATCAACACCCTGATCACGGCGGTCGCCAACATCGGCACCGACGCGGCGGCCATCCTCCCTAAGTCGATGGAGATCCAGTTCGAGCAGCTGGCGCGCACCAGCGACGGCGGCGACAAGGTCTTCATGGGCCTGGCCGACTGGCTCGATCGCCAAGTGAGCAAGGCGGTGCTGGGGCAGACCGCGACCACCGACGCACAGCCCACGGGCCTCGGCTCCAATACCGCGAACGTGCACAACGACGTGCGCGGCGATATCCAGACCTCCGACGCGCGCCAGCTGGGCAACACGCTCAACCGCGACCTGGTGCGCCCGTACATCGACCTCAACTACGGCCCGCAGAAGCGCTACCCGCGGATCGGCCTGGAAGTAATCGAGCCGGAGGATCTGAGCGCGTTGTCCGAGGCACTGGCCAAGCTGGTGCCCTTGGGCTTGCGCGTCGGTCAGTCGGTCGTGCGGGACAAGCTCGGCATTCCCGATCCAGGCAAGGACGAGGAAGTACTCACGCCGCCCGCCGCGTCACCGGCGGCGCCGGCCGCCGCACCGCCCGCCGCGCCGCAGCGGCGGGCGCGCAACCTGGCCGGCAGCGAAGACCCGGCCGGCGACGACGCGATCGACGAGCTGGCGTCCGGGCCGCTGGGTGACTGGATGCCGCTGGTCGATCCGCTGGTCGATCCGATCCGCGCACTGGCGCTGCAATCGGAGAACGAGGCCGAGTTCCTCGCGGGCCTGGGCGAGCTGATGCGAACCGAAGACCCGGCCGAGCTGGTGCGCTCCCTCGCCACGCAGGCGTTCAAGGCCCGCGCCCTGGGTGACGCCACCGACGACCCGGCGGGCTGAGCATGGACTTCACCGCCGGGCCGGTGCCGCAGGAGGCGCTGGATTACCTGCAGGGCAAGAAGCTCAAGGTGGGCTTCGACTACCGCGACGTGTGGCGCGAGGAGCACGCCGGCGCGTTTACGGTCGCCAAGATGACCCAGCTGGACATGCTGAGCGACATGCGCGACTCGCTGGCCGGGGCGCTCAAGAACGGCACCACGCTGCGCGAATGGGCCAAGCAGGTGACGCCCGAGCTGCAGAAGCGCGGCTGGTGGGGCGCGCAGCAGGCGGTGGACCCGTTGACCGGCCAGGTGGGACAGGTCCAGCTGGGCTCCCCGCGGCGCCTTCGGACGATCTACAACGCCAACCTGCGCACCGCGCGGTCGGCAGGCCAGTGGGAGCGCATCCAGCGCACGGCGCGCACGCACCCCTACCTGATCTACCTGCTCGGCCCCAGCGCCCGCCATCGCCCGCAGCACGTCGCCTGGGCGGGCACGATGCTGCCAATCGAGGATGAGTTCTGGCGCTACGCCCTGCCGCCCAACGGCTGGGGCTGCAAATGCTGGGTGCGCCAGGTCAGCCGGGTGGAATACGGCCGCCTGCGCGATCGCGGCTACCAGGACCCGCTGGCGCCGGCCGAGCTGCACCAGGACACCGGCCTGCCGACCGGCCGGCGTGTGCAGCAGCTGCTGCCGGTGAAGCTGGAAACGCCCCGGCTGGAGTTCCGCCAGTGGGTGAACAAGCGCACGGGCGAGATCGAGCGCGTGCCCGATGGCATCGATCCGGGCTGGGATACCAACCCCGGCCAGGTGGCGCGACGCCGGCAGGTGGCGCAGGAGTTCATGCAGTCGGTCAACCGCGCCCCCGCCGCAGCCGGTGCACGAGCGATGGCGCAGACGCTGCCGGTGATCCAGGACGACCTGGAGGGTGCGTTCCGCGAGTGGGTGGATGCCATCAAGGCCGGCGAGCTGCAGGGAGCGGGCGGGCGGCGCACGATCGGCGCGCTGAGTCCGCAGCTCGTCGATGCGCTCAAGCGCAAGGTGGGCGTGACGCCGGCGACGGCGGGCCTGACGATCGAGCAGCGCGAGATCACCCACCTGATGGCCGAGGCGCGCAAGGGTCACAAGGCAATGTCGGTTGCCGATGTGCGCAACCTGGTGCGCCACCTGGCCAACCCCCGCGCCGTGATCTGGGACGGCGCCGGGCGGCAGCCGGCGTTGCTGTACGTGTTCGAGCCGTGGCTACGCGAGGAAGGCCAGCACGGACGCCTGGCGGTGCGAATCGACTTTGCAAAGGATGGCGGGGCGATCAACGCGATCCGCAGCGGCGCGATCGTGGCACGGGCGAATCTGGAACAGCCCGGCATGGTGCGCTTGGATGAGGGTGATGCACTGTAGCCGTGGTGGGACGCCTTCCAGGTCGAACCTGGCACCCCCACATGGAAGCTCGGAAGCAACCACTGGCCCGGCGATTTTCCAGTCTTCGCGGCTACAGCGGGACCGAGTATACCCCCGGGCGGTGGACGCCGCAGAAGGCGACCTCGGCAGAACGGCCCTCAGAGGCCCGTGCAGGCCCCTCACGCGGCCCGGTCTAGCGGCCCCCACCCCTCACGGCGCTTTCAAACGCGTTTAAACGCCTTCACAGGGTATTCACGCCCCTCTGCACGGCCGGACTTGCCAGCGGACCGCCCCGGCGGCATGCTGGCCACCCGCTCGAAGCCACAGTCGTCTGACTGAAGCGCTTCAGCCTGCCGGCTCCGCCCGGCGATCGGCAGCATGGCCCCATGTTCGCCGCCCAATCCCCCCTAGCTACCGCGCTCTGCGCGGCTCTCGACGTAGCCGAGCATGCTGCCCTTTGCTTCGCGCTGGGCGACACCGAGGCCGCCGACCTTGCCGCGCCGCAATGGCGCGAGCTGATCCCCGCGCCAGGCGCCAACGGCTTGGTGCAGGGGCGCGACGGTCGCTGGTGGCGGATGCCTGACGCCCAGGCCGTCGCCGACCAGTTCGACCTCGATCTCGCGGTGGACATCAACCACGCGAGCGAGCTGAAGGCCACCAAGGGTGAGGAAGCCCCGGCGCAAGGCTGGGTTGACGCATTGGAGGCCCGCAACGGAGCCGTATGGGGGCGCATCGCCTGGAATGACGACGGGCGCCAGGCCGTGGCCGGCCGCAAGTACCGCTTTCTGTCGCCGGTGTTCAAGTTCGACCCGGACACCCGGCAGATCCACCGCTTGACCAGCGTCGCGCTGGTCAACGATCCCAACTTCCCCCTGGCGCTCAATCGCGCCTCCGACCAGGAGACTCCCCCCGTGGATGAAAACATCCGCAAGGCCCTCGGCTTGCCCGAGCAGGCCACGCCCGACCAGGCGGTGACCGCCATCAATTCGCTGCGCACCGCGGCGCCGGCGCTAGACAAGTACGTCCCGCGGGCCGACTACGACACGGCCATCAACCGCGCGCAGACCGCCGAGAACAAGCTCGCCGAGCAGGCCAAGTCGCAGCTGCAGGCAGCGATCGACACCGAGGTGGAGGCCGCGCTCAAGGCCGGAAAGATCACCCCGGCGACGGTCGACTACCACAAGGCGCAGTGCGCGACCGAGGGCGGCCTGGAACGCTTCCGTGCGTTCGTGCAGGTCGCCCCTGAGGTGGCCGGCGATTCCAACCTGGCCGGCAAGACGCCGCAGGGCGCCGATCCCAAGGCCCTCAACGCCGCCACCAAGTCCATCGGCGAGATGTTCGGCAACAGCGCCGAAGACATCGCCAAGTACGGCAAGGAGAACGCGTGATGCTCAACGCCGATCGCAACACCCCGAGCAAGGACGGCAAGGTCATCGCCGTGCCGGTCGCCGCCGGCGCCAAGATCTTCGCCGGCGCCCTGGTGGTGGCCAACGCCACCGGCTTCGCTGCGCGTGGTTCCACCGCCGCGACCCTGATCTACCTCGGGCGGGCCGAAGAGTTCGCCGACAACACCAACGGCGCGGACGGTGACGTCCAGATCCTGGTGCGCCGTGGCCAGGCGTTCCTGTGGAAAAACTCCGGCACCGACCCCGTCACCCAGGCAAGCCTGGGCAAGACCGCCTGGATCGTCGACGACGAAACCGTCTCGAAGACCAACGCCGGCGGCAACACCCAATCCGCGGCCGGCATCGTCATCGGTGTCGATGCCAGCGGCGTCTGGATCGTCTAAGGAGCGCACCGATGCTGATCAACAAAGAGAACCTGGTCGGGGTTTTCCTCAACCTCAAGACCACCTTCAACAAGGCGTTCGAGGCGGCGCCTTCGCAGTGGTCGCAGACCGCGATGCTGGTCCCCTCGGGCAGCAGCCAGAACAACTACGACTGGCTCGATCGCTTCCCGAAGATGCGCAAGTGGATCGGCGAGAAGGCGGTCAAGGCCCTGAAGGCCAACACCTACGCGGTGGTCAACGACGACTTCGAGGCGACCGTGTCCGTGCGGCGCAACGACATCGAGGACGACAACCTGGGCATTTACGCCCCGATGGCGCAGGACGCCGGCTACAGCGCCAAGACGCTGCCCGACGAGATCGTTGCCGACCTGAAGAACAACGCCTTCGTGAACAAGTGCTACGACGGCCAGTACTTCTACGACACCGATCACCCGGTCGAGGACGGCCAGGGCAACGTGTCGAGCGTCAGCAACAAGGGCACCGCGGTGCTCTCCTACGCCACGCTGGCAGACGTCCAGGGCAGCTACGGCGCCGCCCGCACCGCCATCATGACCATGAAGGACAACGAGGGCCGCGCGCTGGGCCTGGTGCCTGATGTGCTGGAAGTGCCGCCGGCGCTCGAAGCGGTGGCCAACGTCATCTGCAATAACGAGTTCCTCGGCGACAAGACCCCGAACCCGTACAAGGGCACCGCCAAGGTCATCGTGAACCCGCGCCTGACCAGTGCCACCGCGTGGTTCTTGCATTGCACCAGCCGGCCGGTGAAGCCCTTCATCTACCAGCAGCGCAAGGCGCCGGTGTTCGTGCAGCAGATCAACACGGACTCCGACGACGTGTTCAGCCGCGGCGAATACAAGTACGGCGCCGAGGCCCGCGCGGCTGGTGGCTACAGCTTCTGGCAGATGAGCTACGGCTCGACCGGCGCCGGCTGATAGCACCCACGGATGCAACGCCCCTTGCTGGGGCACTCCGAGAGGCCGCGAGGCCTGAGCAGTAGGCCGGCGCCCGGGTGAGCCCGGGCGCCGCGCCATTCGACAGCCAAGAGGACACCGCAACATGGGCAAGAACGCGAGCAACGCCGGCGCCAAGAACGACCAGACGACGCCGCCGGCACCCAAGGTCGAGATCCGCGAAGTCGGCGTTCTGGAAGTGCGCTCGGTCGGCAAGAGCTTCCGCCGCCTGGGCGTGGCTTTCACCCAGGAGCATCCGACCTACCTCAACCCGGACGCGCTCAGCAAAGAGCAGCTGCAGGTGCTGAAGGACGAATCGTCCCTGCGCATCATCGGCGCCAAGATCGCGGTGGCGCTGACCGAGGGCGCGCCCGAGGCGCTGGTGCTGGTGCCGGTGGCTGACGCCACCGCGACCGCCGGGACCGACGAGTAAGCCGCCGCCATGAGCTACGCCGTCCAGGCCGACATCGATAACCGCTATGGCGGCGAGCTGCTGCTCACCATCGCCGACCGCGATGGTGACGGTGTGGTCGATGCCGACGCGGTGGCGCTGGCGCTGAGCGATGCGGACCAGCTGGTCGACGCCCACCTGGTGGAGCGCTACCAGCTGCCGCTGGCCACCGTGCCGGACCTGCTGGTGGCGATCGCGGTCGACGTGGCGGTTTACAAGCTGGCCTCCCTGCCGACCGAGGAGCAGCGCAAGCGCTATGACGATGCGCTCAAGCTGCTGAAGAGCATCGCCACCGGCGTGCTGCAGCTGGGCCTGCCCACGCCGCCGGCGACCACCGGCCAGCAGGCCGTGTTCGTCGGGCCGGAGCGCATGTTCGGCCGCAACAAGGCGCGGACCTGGTGAGCGGCGTCGGCCTCCAATGGTCGCTGGATCACTTCGCTGACGTGCAGCGTCGCGTTAGCGCGGTGATCGACATGGACAAACGCGAGCTGATGGACAGCCTTGGCGCGGAGGCGGTCACGCAGATCCAGCGCCGCATTTCCGACGAGAAGACCTCGCCGGACGGTGTCGCATGGCCATCCTGGTCGGAGGCCTATGCCGCGACCCGCCATGCCGGGCACAGCCTGCTGCAGTCGGAGAACCACCTACTGCAGAGCATGACGCACCTGGTCGAGTTGACGGGCAAGGACGTGGACGTGGGCTCCAACCTGGTCTACGCGGCCATCCAAAACTTCGGCGGCGCCGAGGTCGGCAAGCCCGGGCTGCCCGCGCGTGAGTTCCTCGGCCTGTCCGAGGAGAACCGCATGGATCTGGCGATGGTGGCCAGCGACTGGCTCGATCAGCACCTGCAGGGGCGCGCGGCATGAGCATGCTTGCCCAGCGCCAGGCGATCGTGGATGACCTGAAGGCCGCCCTGCCGGGCGTGACCGTCACCTCGCATCGCGGTCGGTTCGACAACGCCGCCGAGATCCAGCGCTTCGCCCTGAAGGCGCCGCAGGTGCTGGTGGCCTGCGTGGGCTTCAAGCCGGTGAGCCCGGGCGGCGGCATGGTGCAGCTGCGCGGGCGCTGGGTGGTGTTCGTGATCACTAAGGATGCGCCCAAGCTCGAGCGCGACGCTGGCGCGCTGGCGCTGGCCGAAACGATCGAGCGCCGGATCGAAGAAAACACATGGGGCCTCGACAGCCTCTCGGCTCCCACGGACATCGACGCCCGCAACCTGTACGCGGGCCAGATCGACAAGCTCGGCGTGGCGCTGTGGGCCGTCACGTTCGACCAGGTGGACAGCAGCCCAGCGGTGGATCAGGCCACGCTCGACACGCTCGGCGTGTTCGCCACCTTCCACCAGGACATCGATGTGGCGCCGGCTGACGGCCAGATCGATATCACCGAAACCGACACCCTGCCGCAGTAGGAGCGAGCGCGATGCCTCTTCCCGATTTCTACCTGATTCCCAAAGCCGGCGTGACCGTGCGCGACCCGGCTACCGGCAAACCGCTGCCGGAAGCGGGCGCCAACAAGCCGCGTTCGCCGTACTGGCTGCGCCGCCGCCGCGACGGCGACGTAAGCGAGGGCAAGGCTCCCCAGGCCGCGAAGGCGGCAACCGCCAACAAAGGTGAGGCCAAATGATCAGCTTCGACACCATCCCCAGCGACGTCCGCGTCCCGCTCGCCTACGTCGAGTTCAACAACTCGCGCGCGCAGGCCGGGCTGGCCAGCGACGGCTACACCATCCTGGTGCTTGGCCAGCGCCTGGCGACCGGCACCGTGCAGGCGGGCGTGCCGACCGAAATCCTCGGCGCCGACCAGGCCGAGCAGTGCTTCGGCCGCGGCTCGATGCTCGCCTCGATGCTCGCGGCCATGAAGAAGGCCAACAGCTACACCCGCATGGTGGCGATCGCGCTGGACGATGACGGCGCCGGCGCCGCCGCCACCGGCAAGGTCGTGTTCGCCGGGGCCGCGACGCAGAACGGCACGCTGAACCTCTACGTGGCCGGCACCAAGGTAGCGGTCGGCGTGGCCGCCGGCGACGACCCGGCGGCCGTGGCCGCCGCAACGGTCGCCGCCATCCAGGCCAATACCGCGCTGCCGGTGACCGCGGCCGTGAACGGCGTGACCGCCGGCCAGGTGGACCTCACCGCGCGCCACAAGGGCCTGGTCGCCAACGACCTGGACCTGCGCCTCAACTACTACGCGGGCGAGCTGACCCCCGCGGGCCTGCAAGTGACCATCACGGCCATGAACGGCGGCACCACCAACCCGGACGTTGCCGACGCGATCGCCGCGATGGGCGACGACTGGTATCAATCCATCGTCATGCCCTACACCGACGCGGGCAACCTGACCGCGCTGGAGACCGAGCTGGCCAGCCGTTTCGGTGGCGTGCGGCAGATCGATGGCGTGGCCTACATTGCGTTCCGCGGCACCGCCTCGGAGACGGACAGCTTCGGACTCGGCCGCAACTCGCACCTGGTGACCTGCATGGGCACGGCGAAAGCGCCGCAGCCGCCCTACCTGTGGGCGGCTGTGAACGCGGCGGTGGCCGCGGCCTCGCTGGCGATCGATCCGGCGCGGCCGCTGCAGACGCTGGCACTGCCCGGCATCCTGCCGCCGGCCCAAGGCGATCGCTTCATCTTCGAGGAGCGCAACCTGCAGCTGCACAGCGGCATCGCGACCCACAAGGTGGACGCGGGCGGCAACGTGCTGATCGAGCGCCAGGTGACGATGTTCCAGAAGAACGCCTTCGACCTCCCCGATACCAGCTACCTGGACGTCGAGACGATCGCGACGCTGAGCTACATCCGCTTCGCCACCCGCGCGCGGATCACCAGCAAGTTCCCCCGCCACAAGCTCGCCGGCGACACGGTCAAGCCGGCGCCGGGCCAGGCGATCGTTACGCCCACCATCCTGCGCGGCGAGCTGATCGCGCTGGCAGGCGACCTGGTGGACGCCGGGTTGATCGAGGACCTGGAGCAGTTCAAGCGCGATCTGGTGGTGCAGATCGATCCCAATGATCCGAACCGGGCGAACGTGCTGTCGAGCCCGAACCTGATCAACCAGCTGCGGATCTTCGCCGAGCAGATCCAGTTCATCGTCTGAGAGAGGTAACACCTAATGGCAAAGATGTTCGGTAAAGCGGAGGTGGCGGTCGACGGGCGCCGCTTGCTGGTGGACGACTCCAGCAAGCTCAACCTGGGCGGCGTGAACCGCAACACGGTCAAGGGCACCGAGGTCTACGGCTTCGCCGAGGAAACGATGGAGGCGACGGTGGACGTCAGCGTGTTCATCGGCGCCGACACCGATCTGGACGCGCTCAACAGCATCAGCGACGCCACGATCACCTTCCAGTGCGACAGCGGCCAGTGCTACGTGCTGCCGCATGCCTGGAACGCGACCCCGGTCGAGGCAGGCGCCGCCACCAACGGTGGCAAGACCACGCTGAAGTTCTGCGCGGCGAAAGCGGAGCGCGTGGCATGAGCAACATCACGGGCTCCCTCAAGCATGGCCTCAAGGTCGGCGAGGCCACCTACAAGGACTACGAGATCCGCGAGGCCACCACGGCCGATCTGTTCGACGCCGAGGAACAGGCGCCGGTCAGCAGGCGCCTGGCGTTCAAGGGCGCTCTGCTTGGCCGTCAGCTGGTCCGGCTGGGCGAGCTGTCCGGCCCGATCGACCTGAAGCTGATCCGCAAGCTCCACCCGGCCGACTTTGACCAGCTCTGCGAGGAGATGGACAAGGCAGACCAGCAGGGAAAAGAGGAACCCGGCAGCTAAAGGCGCACCACCTCCAGGTGCTGATGCTGGGCACCCGCACGGGGTGGAGCTACCGGGAAATCACCGAACTGCCGCGCAGCGTGTTCGACCTCTTCGTACGAACCATGACTAAAACCGACACCGACGACTGAGGCGATGAGCGACACCCTGAAGCTAGCCATGCGTATCAGCGCCGTCGACCTCTTCAGCGGAGTGCTGCGGCGCTTCCGCTCGGAGATCGGCGGCGCCGGCGCGCAAGCCAAGGCCATGCAACGCGACTACGACGAGATGATCCGGCACACGGGTGCCGGACTGAAGTCGCTCGCGGTGGCCAGCTACGGCTACGACAAGCTCAAGCCTGCAGTGCGCGACGCGGCTGAGCTGCAGGAATCGCTGCTGAGCGTGGAAGGCATCCTGCAGGGCGCCCACCCAAATGCAAAGCTGCTGGCCGATCAGATGGCGCGCGTGCGTGCCAACTCGATCGACGTGGCCAGCCACATGAAGTACAGCGCGACGGCAGTCACCGATGTGACCCGCGAGCTTTACCAGGGTGGCGTGCCGCTTGAGGCGATCCTGGAGAAATACGACAGCAAGGGTCATCTGGTGCGCCACGGCGCGGCCTACATGACCGAGGTGCTGGCCGAAACCAAGAAGATGGACCCGGCCACGGTGGCGATGGACATCGCCAACCTGGGCCATAGCTTCCAGCTGCGGCCGGACCAGTACGGCGACGCCGCGGACATCATCGCCCGGGCCAGCGTTACCAGTTCCGGCAGCCTCACCCAGCTGTTCCACAACCTGGACCAGGTGGGCAGCCGCGCGCACATGTTCGGCAACATGGACCTGAAGTCCACGGCGATCGCGCTCAAGGCGCTGGCGCCGCTGGGAGAGGAGGCGGGCTCGGACCTTGGCGAGTTCCTTTCGCGTATCACCGGCGGCAGCTATCGCGGCCGCAAGTGGATGAAGGAATCGGGCTTCGACTTCTACGACAAGAAGGGCGCCTTCATCGGCTTGGACGAGTCCATCCGCCTGATCCAGAAGCGCACCGAGCACATGACGCAGGAACAGCGCAACAAGATGCTGGGCCTGCTCTTCGGTCAAACCGGCGGCAAAGCCGTGACGCAGTTGATCGCGCCCAGCATGCCGGGCGTCAAGAGCTATTGGGAAATCAAGGATTCTTACGGCCAGCAGGCCGGCCTGGAGCAGCAGCAAAACACCTGGGAAAAGGGACTGATCGCGAAGTCGCAAATGCTGTCTTCGACGAACGAGACCACGCTGGCAACCCTGTTCGACCCGTTGCTTTCGGATCTCTCTATTGCGATCGAGAAGACCAACCAACTGAGCGGAGCACTCGGCAAGCTAGCAACCGACCACCCTGGGCTGGCAAAGGGCGTGTCCTACGGCAGCGCCACCGCCGTAGGTGCAGCCGGTGCGTATGGCATCTACCGCCTGGCGCGCGCCGCCGGTCCTGGCGGGCGCCTGTTCAAGAACCTGCTCAAGCGGGGCGGTGGTGTAGCTGCGGGCATCGCCGAGGGCAAGGCCGTCGAGGCTGCGACCGGTGTGGTGCCGGTGTTCGTCACCAACTTTCCGGCCGGTGGCATTGCCGGCCTGCCCGGGACGGGGACCACAGCGGAGAAGGCAGCGGAAAAGGCCGCGGCCAAGCGCGGCGGCGCCAAGTGGTTCACGTATGCCATGCCCTGGCTGGCGCGCCTCACGCCCGTGCTGGGCGCCCTGTCGCAGACCTCGGCCGAGGGCAGCGATGCGCGTAGCGCGCGGGAGCTCCAAGGGGCGGCGGCCGGTGGCGATCGCGGCGCGGCGATGAAGCTGGCGCATATGCAGCTGGATCACTGGTGGCGCGGTGGCTCGGCCAATGCCGCGGAAATCGACAAGCGGGTGAAGGAACTGATGGGCACGCCCGAGAGCCAGGCGAGCTATCGCGGCCTCGCGGCGCAGACCCAGGTGGGCGGCACCATCAAAATTCAAATCGACCAGGAGGGGCGCGCAAAGGTCAAGCAAGTCAAGAGCGACAACCCGCGTGTGCCGCTCGATGTCGGCATGATGATGATGCTGCCGTGATGCTAAAGGGAGACTGCTTCGCTCAGCGTCCAGTACTCCGAGGAATCGCCTTGCCGGTGAACCTTGGCAAGGCCGACTTTGGTCGTCGCCACTTCGACGCGCTGGCCCTTCTTGAAAAGGGCGCATTCGCCCGAATTGACTCCATCCTTAAGCAGCTCGGACGCGGCCGCGCGATTTTCTTCGCGAAGCTGATGGGTAATTCGATCGAACGTATCGCGCGACTGACATCCGAAGGCGCCCGCCACCATGTGGCCGGGCATGGTCATGGCCTTGCCGTCTATGGCGATCAGCCCTTCGGCGTCCAGCTCGTCGGATTGGTCGGCGGCTTGCACTACCTCCACGGGTTTTTCGTCCGTGAGCCACAGGTAAAGGCCGACAAGAGCTACGCCGAAAACAAACGTCATTGCCAGTGCAGCCGGGCGCTTCATGGTGGTCCCCTTTCCGTGGTTTGCGCCGGGAGCTTAGCAAATGGCCTGGCGTGACGAATTGCAGCCCGGCTCTTTCCGGGGCGTGCCTTTCCTGATTGACGGTTCGTCGGCCGAGTTCGGCCGGCGCGTCGCGTTGCATGAATATCCGCTGCGCAATACGCCCTATGGCGAGGACCTTGGCCGCCGCGCGCGCCAGTTCTCGATCGAGTGCCTGGTGCTGGGGCCGGATTACATGGCCGCGCGCGATCGCCTGATCGCTGCGCTGGAAGCGCCCGGCGCCGGCACCCTCGTTCACCCCTACTACGGCACGCGCCGCGTGGTGGTGCCGCAGCCGGCGAGCGTGAATGAAAGCACCCGGGAGGGTGGCCTGGCGCGCTTCCGCATCCCGTTTGTCGAAGCCGGCGAGAAGCTGGAGCCTGAGGCCACCACCGACACCGCGGCCAAGGTGCAAGACCAGGCCTCGGCGACCGGCACGGTGCTGGCCAACAGCTTTGCCAGCAAATGGAGCGTCGAGGGAACGCCGCAGTGGGTCAGCGATGCAGGCACCAGCGACCTGACCGGCCTCACCGACCAGCTGCAGGCGCTGCGCGATAGCATCCCCGGGCTTCCGGATTCGGTCACCGCGTTCAACGCCCAGCTGCAGGCGTTCTCCAACGGGCTGTCCAGCCTGATCCGCACGCCGTTCAACCTCGGCGCCGGCGTGATCGACCTGGTGCTTGGCCTGGGCACCATCGCCCGCCAGCCGCTGGAGGCCTTGGGGCTCTATCGCAACCTGCTGGACTTCGGCGCGGACCAGCCCGCCGTCACGGGCAGCACGCCGGCGCGTCAGCAGCAGGCGGCCAATCGTTCGGCACTGCAAGGGCTGGTGCGGGGTGCCGCGATCGCGCAGGCTGCCGGGGCAGCCTCCAAGGTACCGGCGCAAACCCTGCCGGCGACGGACGTGCAGTTGGCCAGCGACCCGAGCACGCCGGCCACCACCGGCTACGGTACGGCCGACGACGCCATTGCTGTGCGTGACGCGCTCACCGATGCAATCGACGATCAAGCGCTGACCGCCGACGACGACCTCTATCCGCAGCTGCTGGATCTTCGCGCGGCCGTAGTGCGCGACATCAACGCCCGCGTCGCCGGTCTGCCGGACCTGATCACTTTCACCCCGGGCACCACGTTGCCGGCGCTGGTGGTGGCGTATCGCCTGTACGCCGACGCTGGCCGCGAGCAGGAGATCGTGGACCGCAACGATCTGCGCTATCCCGGCTTCGTCACCGGCGGCCAGGCACTGGAGGTGCTCGGTGAGTGATCTGCTGCTGACGGTGGATGGCGCCCGCTACGCCGGCTGGCAGCGGCTGCGGATCAGCCGCGGCGTGGAACAGGTGGCGGGCGGCTTCGAGCTGATCGTCACGGATCGCTTCGACGGACTCTCCAAGCCGCGGCCCATCCGGCAAGGGCAAAAGAGCGCAGTGTCGATCGACAGCGAGCGCATCATCCAGGGTTGGATCGATGTGGTCGCCCCGGACTACGACGACCAAAATCACACGCTCGGCGTGAGCGGCCGCGACGCCACCGGCGACCTGGTCGACTGCGCCGCCATCTGCAACGCGGGCACGTATCAGAACCGCACGCTGGCGCAGATCGCCCAGGACCTCGCGGCGCCGTTCAAGGTGCCGGTAATCGTTCGCACCGATGTCGGCGCGCCGTTTGCCGAGTGGCGCATCGAGCCAGGCGAAACCGTCATGGAGAACCTGGAGCGCGCCGCCCGCTACCGGGGCGTGCTGCTGATGTCCGATGGGCAGGGCAACCTGGTCATCACGCAGCCGGGCGAATTGAAAGCGCCGGCCGCGCTCGAGCTGGGCAAGAACATCCTGAAGGCGAGCGGCCATTCCAGCCTGCAGCAGCGCTTCGCCGAGTACATCGTCAAGGCGCAACAGGCGGGCACAGACCTGCTGTTCGGCGACGCCGCCGCCGGCCCCTCGGCCAGCGCGCTGGACGCCGCGATCGGCCGCTATCGCCCCACCATCATCATCGCCGAGGACCAGGCGAACGCCGGCAGCTGCAAGACTCGCGCGCAGTGGCAGCGCACCGTCGCCGCGGCGCGCGGCAGCCAGGTGGTCTACACCGTGGCGGGCTGGCGGGCGAACGGCAAGCTGTGGCAGCCCAACGCGGTGGTGCCCGTGCGCGATCGCTTCCTGGACATCGACGAAGAGCGCCTGATCTCGCAGGTGGACTTCACCCTGGACGAACAGGGCGAGCGCACCGAGCTGACGGTGGTCGGCCGCCATGCCTATGACCCGATCAAGCTGCCCGAGCCCGAGCCCGATGGAGGCATGTTTTGAGCGCCGCTGCTCTGCGCACCCTGGCCCGCCGCGTGCGCATGCTGCTCGCGCGCAGCGTGGTCACGATGGTCAACGACGCCCTCAAGGTGCAGGGCCTGCAGATCACTGTCCTGTCGGGCGAGGTCGCCCAGGTGCAGCGCTTCCAGGAATACGGCTTCACCAGCGTGCCGCTGCCCGGCGCCGAAGCCGTGGTCGCGGCCCTCGCCGGCGTGCGATCCCACCTGGTGGCGATCGCCGTGGATGACGGCCGCTATCGCCTGAAGAGCCTGCAGAAGGGCGAGGTGGCGCTCTACACCGACGAGGGCGACGTCATCCAGTTCAAGCGCGGCAAGGTGATCGAGATCGTCTCCGGCGGAACGGTGAAGGTGACCGCGCCGCAGGTGACCGTCACGGCCACCGCCAAGATCACGCTCGATGCGCCCGAAGTGGAGGTAACGCAAAACCTCAAGGTCGTGGGCGATATCACGGCAAACAACGTCACCGCGGACACCGAGGTCACGGCCAACGGCATCACGCTGACATCGAGGGCGAGCGCATGACCGACATTGCCCTGCAGTGGGATTTCGACCACGGCGACGTGGCGATGGGCGAGGCCGATCTGGTGGCGGACGAGGGTCTTGAAACGGCGGTGTTGCTCAGCCTGTTCCTCGATCGGCGGGCCGATGCTGATGATGGCGTGTCGATCGACCAGGACCCGCGCGGCTGGTGGGGTGACTCGTTCGCGTCCGTTGCCGGCGATCGCATCGGCTCGAAGCTTTGGCTGCTGGGCCGTGAGAAACAGATGACCAGCGTGGCGCAGCGCGCGCAGACCTATGCCGCCGAGGCGCTGGCATGGCTGGTCGAAGACGGCGTTGCCTCAGAGGTCGACGTGCGGGCCACCTTCGTGGCGCCGGGGCGCTGCACGCTGGCGGTCGCCATCCAACGGCCTCAAACCCCGCCCTTCAATCGCCAGTACCAATACGTTTGGAGCACCCTTTAAATGGCTTGGAATCGACCCCCGCTCGCCACGCTGATCGACCGCATCGACAGCGACATCGGCTCGCGGCTGCAGGGCGCCTTGGCGCGCCTGCGCCGTGCTTTGACCACCATCCTGGCGCGTGCCTTCGCGGGCGCCGTGCACGGCCTCTACGGCCACCAGGAGTGGATTGCGCGGCAGATCCTGCCCGACAGCTGCGACGGCGACGTGCTGGCGCGCCATGCGGCCATCTGGAAGGTCCCGCGCAAGGCCGCCAGCGCGGCCACCGGCCCGGTGGTGTTTACGGGCGAGGATGCCAGCGTCGTCCCGGCCGGCACCTTGCTAACGCGCGCTGATGGCAGCGAGTACATGACCGATGCGGACGCCACGATCGAAGCCGGCACCGCGACCACGACAGTGACCGCTGTCAGCGCTGGCGCGGCCGCCGATGCGGTGGCCAACACCGCCCTCAAGTTCGTGGCCCCGATCGCCGGCGTCGGCAACACCGCCACTGTCGACGCGGCCGGGATCGGCGGCGGTGCCGACCTGGAGGACGTCGAAGCCTGGCGCGCGCGCGTGGTGGCCCGCATCCAGGAGCCGCCCAAGGGCGGCACCAGCGCCGACTACCAGCGCTGGGCGCTTGAGGTGGCCGGCGTGACGCGCGTGTGGGTCTATCCCAAGGAGCTGGGCCTGGGCACCGTCACCGTGCGTTTCGTCACCGACGATGCGCCGGGCGGCTTGATTCCCGATGCCGCCACCGTCGCCGCGGTGCAGGCCCACATCGACACCGTCTGCCCGGTACGGCCGGACGTCTACGTGATGGCGCCGACCGCTTCGCCGCTCAATCCCGACATTCGGCTGACGCCCGACTCGCAAGCCGTGCGCGACGCGGTCACGGCCGAGCTGGCGGATCTGCTGTCGCGTGAGGCGCAGCCGGGCGGCACGATCCTGCTCTCGCACATCAACGAGGCGATCAGCATCGCCGCCGGCGAGACCGACCACCAGCTGATTTCGCCCGCCGCCGATGTGGTGGAAACCACCGGCAACATGACCACGCTGGGGGCGCCCACGTGGGCATGACCGCAGACCAGTATCGCGAGCATCTTCGGTCGCTGCTCCCGCCCGGTCGCGCGCTCGAAGATGGCGACGGCGTCCTCACCCAGCTGCTGGACGGGCTGGCCGAGGAGCTGGCGCGGGTGGATGGCCGGGGCGCGGCACTGATCGCGGAAGCGCTGCCCGACAGCACGCTGGAGCTGCTCGCCGATTGGGAGCGCGTGGCGGATCTCCCGGACGACTGCACGCCGGCGGGCCAGTCCGTGGAAGCGCGGCGCGCGGCGCTGATCGCTCGCCTCACCGCCAACAGCGGCCCGTCGCTGCCGTTCCTGCTCTCGCTTGCCGCCTCGCTGGGCTACACGGTGCAGATCGTGAAGCGCTACGCCCGCCGTTATCGCGCGGCGCTGGGCGACTTCTACGGCGGCACGGACTGGCAGTTCGTTTGGGAGGTGCACGCGCCGCTCAACAGCGTCAATTACCGGCGCTTCGGCAACTCCGCTTATGGCGAGGCCTACGCGGGCTGGCAGAACGACGTCCTGGAATGCGTCATGCGCCAGCACAACCCGGCCGACCTGCAAGTCAACTTCATCTACACCTGAGGAACGATCGATGGATTACCCCAAGAGCGACCCCACCGTTGGCCTGGTCGGCGGCAAGTTCACCGATGGCAACCCGGGTGCCGGCATCCCGGCCAGCCGTGACCCTGCCGGCTGGGCGAACAACGTTACCGACGAGATCATCAACACGATCACCGGCATGGGCCTGGTGCCCGACGAGGCGGACGTCACGCAGCTGCTCGCGGCCATAAAGCTGCTGCCCGGCCGCCTGCTCAACGTGCGCAAGTGGAGCGCGGCTGGCGCCTTCACCTACAACGCAACTGCGGGCACGAAAAAGGTGATCGTCGAAGTGATCGGCGGCGGCGGCGGCAGCGCGGCCACGATCGCCACCGGCAGCTCTACTGTCAGCGCCGCGGCCGGCGGCGGCGGCGGTGCTTACGCCGTGGGGCAGTTCACCGCCAACTTCGACGGCGTGACGATTACGGTCGGCGCCGGCGGCGCCGGCGCGGCCCAAGGCAACTCGGCGAACGGCAGCAACGGCGGCACCAGCAGTTTCGGCACTTTGATTTCGGCGAGCGGCGGTTACGGCGGGCCTGTGAGCCGGGCCATCAGCAACAGCACCACCGGCACGTCCTACCGCACCGCCGGCGGCGACACGGTAGCCGGCGCGAATCTGTACAGCGCTCTCGGTGGCCCCAGCCTGTTCGGCTTCGTCCTCGGCAACAAGCTCGCCGGCGGTGACGGCGGGATCAGCGGCAAGGGCGGTCCCGCACCATCCGGCGGCGGCAGCACCGGTCCGGGCAACGGATCGACCGGCACCGATGCCACGAGCCCAGGCGCGGGCGGCAGCGGCGGATGCGGCAACACCGTGGTCGTGTCTCAGAAGGGCGGCAACGGCGCCGCCGGCGAAGTCATTGTGTGGGAGTTCACCTGATGAAGAATTACGTGCGCGTAAGCAACGGCGCCGTGGTCGAGACCCTTTCGACCGATGGCGATATCACCACGATGTTTCCGCCCGAGTTGGTGTGGGTCGATGTGACCGACATCGTGCCGCCGCCGGCGCAGGGCTGGCTGGCGACGCAGGCGGATGGCGCGTGGGCATTTACGGCACCGGCCGAAGCCGGCCCCACGCTTGACCAGTTGAAGGCGACGCTCTGCGCGACGATCGACGCGAACGCGGACATTGCCTACATCGCCATCGGTGGGAAGAGTCCCGGCCGGCTGGCCGAGTACCAGCAGGCCAAGGCCGACGCGGTGGCGTTCGCTGGCGCGAGCTATGCGGGCGATGTGCCCGCGACGATCAGCTGCTGGGCGCAGGCCTCCGGGTGGACCGCACAGCAGGCATGCGATGACATTCTGGCGACCGCCGCCGCATGGGAATCCGCGCTGGTGGCGATCCGCTCGGCGCGGCTGCTCGGCAAGGCCAACGTGAACGCCGCCGGCACTGAGGCGGCGGCGCACGCGGCCGCCGACGCGGCGATCGCCAACGTGATGGCTGTGCCGGCGGGCCTCTGATATGGGCGCGGTCTCGCTGCTGTTCTGTACCAACCCGGCCAATCCCCTGAGCTGGGCGATTCGGGCGTGCAGCTGGTCGACCTGGTCGCACGTCGCCTTGATCGATGGCGACAGCGTGATCGAGGCCGTGGCCCTCAAGGGCGTTGTGCGCACGCCGCTTGCGAAGCGACAGGCGGAAGACCCGCGCTGGGCTATCAGCCAGCTGCCTTGCCGCGATCCGGCGGTCGTGATCGCCGCGGCTGTTTTGGAGATCGGTAAGCCCTACGACTACACCGCCGTGCTCGGCCTCGGCCTGCATCGCGTGTGGAAGGACGCCGACTCTTGGTTCTGCAGCGAGCTGGTGGCTTACGCGTTTGACCGCGCCGGATCGCCGCTCTTCCGCGCCGATTCCCTGCGCCGCGTTACCCCGCAAGACCTATGGATGCTGCAGCCAGCGATGGAGGCGCCTGCAGCCGCAATTTAAGAAGTTCGGGGCATCGCGCTGCGTCAACAGCGCGACCCCTTTCCACGATGGGCGTGGATCGAGCAAGGCCCCTAGCCGGTACCGGCGAGAGGGAGCCTAAGTAGAAGCGATCTCATACGTGGAGACAGCATGAAAAGCAGCAAGACCTCGGCGCCCGGCGCCGGGCAAACCGCGGGCAACACGAAGGCTCCAGGAGCCAACGGATTCAAGTATCGCGAGCGCTTCGGCGTGATCGTGATTTGCCAGAACGAGACCCACCAGGAGCAGGTTTACAAACGCCTGCACGCCGCCGGCGAGAAGCTGAAGGTGGTGACGGTATGAAGGTCGACATCCATCACTCTTGCGCCGACTTCGACAGCTACCGGGCGGCCCGCGTGAAGTCCCTGTTCAACTGCGAAAGCGGCGCCTCGTTTTCGCTCCAGGCGGACCTTCCGCTTGACGACTTCGACTGGTCGATCGGCGTGATCGTCGGCCCCAGTGGATCGGGAAAAACCAGCCTCGGCCGCGCCATTTGGGGGCCGCGATCTGTGTGGCATCCGAAGTGGCCTAAGGACGCGCCGATCATTGACGCGATCGCCCCGGCAGGTGACTTCAACGCGGCAACCGCCGCCCTCGCTGCGGTAGGCCTTGGAAGCGTCCCCGCGTGGCTTCGTCCGTTCCCGGTGTTGTCCAACGGCGAGCAGTTCCGCGCCGGCCTGGCGCGGCTGGTGGCCGAGGCCCCGGCGCGCGCGGTCGTGGATGAGTTCACCTCCGTGATCGACCGGCAGATCGCCAAGATCGGCGCGCTGGCGTTTGGCAAGGCATGGCGGCGAACCACGGGCCGCGTGGTGTTGCTCTCCTGCCATTACGACGTGCTGGACTGGCTGCAGCCGGACTGGATCTTCGACACCGCCACCGGCGCCTTCGAGCGTGCCGATCGGGGGTCGGTTCGACGCCGCCCAACGATCGACGTCGATATCTGGGAAACCAACTGGCGCCATTGGCCAGCATTTGAGCCGCATCACTATCTGAAGCTGCCCCGGATGATCGGCAGCACCAACTACGTCGCCACCGTTGACGGCCAGCTCGTCGCGCACGTGTGCTTCTCTACTCGACCTGGTCTCGTCGAGGCTCGCGCCTGCCGCCTGGTGGTGATGCCCGAGTGGCAAGGCGCCGGCGTAGGCCTGCGGTTCCTCAACGCCATGTGCGAGCGTTGGCGCCTTGGCCAGAATCGCTACGCGCTACCGCTCCGCACCCTGTTCCATACCAGCCACCCTGGGCTGGCCAGCGCCCTGCGCCGCGACCGCCGATGGACACAGGTGAGCGCCGCCTTTCATGGCAGCCACGGCGCGAAGTCGGCCGAGTCGATCCGCGCCAGCTCGATCCGGCACGGGCTGAAGCCCATCAATAGCCGTGGCCACGGCGGCCATATGAGGGCCGTCCAGGGCTTCCGCTACTTGGGAGAAGCCAGCCGATGCGCCTGATGCTTGTGGGGCAAAAATGGCTCGGGGAGCGGGTGCTCGGTGCGCTCCGCGGCGCTGGTCATGAGGTGGCCTTTGTCGCCGCCCCGGCCGGGGATCGCCTGGCGCTCGCGGCGGCCGATGCCGGGATCTACACCGGCGACCCCGGCCGGCAGCTGGTCGCCGGCTGGGTGCCGCCGGGCGTCGAGCTGATGGTGCTTGCTCACGCTCACTGCTACGTCACCACCGGCGCCCGCCGGCGCGCGCGGCTTGGTGCCATCGGATACCACCCCAGCCTGCTGCCCCGGCATCGCGGCCGCGATGCAGTGCGGTGGGCCATCCACATGCGCGAGTCGGTGACCGGCGGGACGGTCTACTGGCTTACGGACCGCGCGGACGCCGGCCCGATCATCGCCCAGGACTGGTGCCATATCAGGCCGGAGGACGACCCAACTAGCCTGTGGCGGCGTGAGCTGGGGCCGATGGGCGTCCGCCTCCTGTCGGAGGCGGTGGCGGCGGTGGTGGCCGGCAAGGCCGCTGGGGTGCCTCAGAACGAGGCGATGGCAACGTGGGAACCGGCCTTCGAGCGCCTTCCCCTGAGGACCGGCTAA